CATCTACAAATTCACCGGCTTCACTGCGCCATGCGCTGCCATCCCAGATCTTCAGCACATAACCGCCACCGCTGGTATCCAGCCACTGCTCACCAACAGCGTTTCCAGTTGAACCGCCAGTCGCAGGGCTGCTATTTGGCGCAGACGTTCCAACGTGAACAGGGCCGACCTTAATCAGCGCACCACCAGCATCCTTGAAAAACACACCGGGGCTGGTTGCGTTCGTGTTAATCGCTAACTGGCCGTCTGCCATCGAAGCAGGAGTAGGCCGCTTGCTAGCGGTGTTAGAACGCAGATGCTGCAGAGCCATCCCTTAACGCCAGGATCCTGGCCGGAAATTACCCTCCTATTCTATGCGGACTAATAAGTTCCATCGTTAAGCTGGCTCGTCAATGCCACCGTTCCAGTGGTATCAGGCAGCGTGATTGTGCGGTCTGCAGTTGGATCGGCCACTGCCAATGTGGTTTCAAAAGCGTTATCCGTAGCACCTTCAAACAACAGGCTGCCGGTATTGCTGATCGTTACTGCACCAGTCAGCGTGCCACCGGCTTTGGGCAGCGCTGCATCAGCTACATCCTTGGTGACTTTTACCGCATTGGCCGTCGCTGCCAAAGTTGTAGAGGTCGATGTAGTGCTGTCGCTTAGCTGCAGAACACCCGCACCGGATGTAGAACCAGACACGATCTTGCTGGCTGCAATGGCTGCTGATCCGCTGATGTCAGCATTAACGATCGATCCAGCAGTAATCGCGGCCACGCCAGCATTGCTGACGCTGATGTCGCCAGTAATCTGCGTTGCCGTTGCGACGTTAGATGAATTGCCCAGCAAGAAATGAGCGCTGGTCAGAGTGGCGAGTTTGCTGAATGCAATGCCAGCACTTGCGTTAATGTCAGCATTGACGATGGTGCCGTCAGCAATCATCGTGCTGGTAACCGTGCCGCTGTCGCCGCTTGTGATGATCGTTCCATCAACATCAGGGAACGTCAGCGTGCGGTCAGCAGTGGGGTCTGCCACTGCCAAAGTGGTTTCAAACAGGTCAGGCGTTGGACCTTCAAATGTCAGTGAACCTGTAGAACCGATTTCAAGGTTGCCGGTCATCGTACCGCCAGCCTTACCTAACTTTTCAGTGTCCAGCTCCTGTAGTGCGGTCTGCACATTGTTGGATTGGATCGTGCCGAATGGCGTAAAGCTGATGTTGACGGCTTGCTGTGATGCAACAAAGCTCGAAACATCCAGAAGCTCCCAGCTTGACCCGTTAGACAATAAGATGTCAGGTGGATTCAGCGACACGGCTGGGACAGGTGCGGTGCCCGTACCAAGCTCGCTAACCACCAAGTAATACTGGCGGTTATTTGCCGAGGCGGCGGGGACTGCTGACCCGGCGGTCAAGCCCGCTGCTTCGCCTGCAGTCGTTACTGACGCAACAAGATTTGTTGATGCATCGTACGTTCCAGCGAAGATGATCTCGCCGCTGGTGATCGTGACTGGCTGCCAAGCGTTGCCGTCCCAGAGATACAGGTCGCGGTTGATTGCGTCAAAGAAGAATTCTCCTTGGAACGCTGCGGTGGGGAAGGTTACAACGCCCTCGCTTGATCCTGCACCGGCAAATGTGACTGTTGAGGAATCAGCCAGCTTTTCGCCGGTAATTGAATTTGCTGCAATCCGCGCAATGTCAAAGGTTCCAGCCGTGATCTTTGATGCATTGAGTGCGGGGATGTCGGCAGCAACAAGGGTGTCTCCTGTTGTGACAATACCCTTGGCGTTGACCGTAACCTTCGGGTACGTTCCAGGGGTGACGACGCTGTCCGCAATTGAAATTGCACCATCAACGTCAACTTCCAAGCCGCCAACTGCGGGAACACTTACGGCACCAATTGCTGATGCAGTGGCTTCAGGTAAATCACTCGCGGTCAGCTCAGCTGTAGCCGTGATTAAGCCGTTGTCATCAAATGTGATCCCAGAGGTTGTGCCACCCGTTAGCGTATTCGTGATGCTAATTGCACCTGCACCGCTGACGCTCAGGCCAGAGTCTGCAGCAACACTTACCGCACCAACGTCAGTTGTTGTAGCCAGCGGCATATCGCTAGCAATCAATGCTGCGGTGCTAGTAATGTGACCTTGAGCGTCAAAGCTAATGCCGCTGCGTGTTCCTGCTGTGATTGCATTCGTGTGGCCAATGCTGCCTGTGGTTTTATCTAAACCACGGTCCAGTGAGGCTTCTGGGATTTTGGCTGCAGTGACCGTGTCATTGCTAAGCTTCGCGCCGTCGATTCCGCTGGCAAGCTTAATGTCAGTGACATTTGCATCAATCAGCGCATTGGTATCGACAGAATTATCCGCTAGTTCACTTGCACCGACTGCGTTCGCTGACAGTTGAGCTGCCGTGACGCTGTTACCCTGCAGCTTCGCGCCCGGAATTGAACCATCATTAAAGTTGGTCTTGGCGTAAGTAACAGATGAATCGGCAATCTGGGTTGTGCCGACCGCCCCAGCGGTGATGGTGGTGTTAAAGCTGCCGGTGCCGCCGCCAGTGACATCGCCGGTCAACGCAATCGTTTGGTCACCGGTATTAGTGCCGCTGCTCGTACCGCTGAAGCTGGACCCATTCACCCACGTACCAGTGGAAAGCGCCAGGTTGCCGAGCCCTAAGGTGGTGCGTTGATCCGCTGCTGTTGCGTCATCCAGCAGTGCTCGACCTGCGGATGTGCATGTAATTTCTTGAATACCGCCTGAGCCAGTGGTTCTGCCAAGCAGAACATCCCCGCTAGAAACGTCTTGGATTTTTGCGTAGGTGATCGCGTCGTCAACTACCTGTGCTGTGTCAATCGCTCCATTAGAAATGGTGACGGCAAAAGACCCCGTGCCAGTGCCGGTAACATCGCCCGTCAGCGTGATGGTTTGGTCACCAGTGTTGGTGCCAGAACTGGTGCCGCTGAAGCTGGAACCGTTAACCCACGTGCCTGTTGAGGTAGCAAGATCGCCAAGGCCAAGCGTGGTGCGCTGAGCGGCAGCATCAGCATCATCTAAAAGCGCAAAGCCTGCCGCAGTACATGAAATCTCTTCAACTACACCTGTTGCCAAGGATGAACGACCCAGCAGCGTATTTGTTGGGATGTCCTGGAACTTGATGTAGGTGACTGCATCGTCAGCGAGTTCTGTTGTGTCAACAACACCCGCTGAAATTGCCGTGGCAAACGTACCGGTTCCCGTACCAGTGACATCACCTGTCAGTGTGATTGTTTGGTCACCAGTGTTAGTGCCAGAACTGGTACCGCTAAATGTGCCGTCTTGTGTGGCAAGCGTGCCAAGGCCAAGGGTTGTGCGTTGGGCGGCGGCATTTACGTCATCGAGCAGTGCTCGGCCTGCTGACGTACAGGTAATCTCTTCAACATCACCTGTTCCTGCCGTGGAGCGGCCCAGCAAAACATCGGTGTTGATGTTTTGGATTTTGGCAAAGCTGACCGCGTCCGCCGCAATCTTTGCTGTCGTTACACCGAGATCAGCAAGCTCAGTAGTGCCGATCTCACCAGCCCCAACGGGCAAGCCAGAAATCTTTGCGGCGGGGATGGTTGCGTCATCAACCAGATCAAAACCGCCTTCCAGTAACGCCTTTACTGTAATCTTTTTGGTCTCAGCTGCTGACAGGTCAGCAACAGCCACTGGATCAGTGCCCTGCAGCGATGCTGCGGTTAGGGCAGGCAAATTTGAGATTTCAAGATCTGGCAAGGCTTTGCCTCCTTAAGGCCGCAGAGCGTATAGACGTATTCTAATCTTCTTGCAGCAGACGACTTCCGTCCTCCTGTAGCAGGTAATCGCCGTCTTCTTGCAGCAAGTAAGCCGGTGGTCTGCCCTGCTTCAACACCACTTGCTCAGAAGTGACGAAATCGATCCGTGTCTCAATCGCACCTTCGTTTGATACAGAAACGGCGACATTGGTGACGATGCACTTAGCTTCGTACCAGACGCTTTCGGGCTGCCCTACGCTTCCGGCGAAAATAAAAAATCGCCCGTTAAAGTCTGCACCCTGCTGTACTCGGACGACTAGTCGCGCC